GACAAGCAGACGAAGAAGATCCGGAGCCTCGTGGACGTGATGCAGGATCTGAATGTGAAGCTGGCTGCCTCGACGGATGAGGAACGGAACGCTGTCGTGGCCCGCGCCTTCGGTGCTCGTGGCCTCATGGCTTTCAGCGCGATTGCCCGTGCGACAGCGACGAAGGTCCTTCCCGATGGAACGAAGCAGATCCTCAAGGGAGTTGAGGCCATCAAGTTCTTGCGCGAGGAGTTGACGAATGCCGGGGACACAGCGGCCGAATTCAAGGACCGTCTCCTGGACACCTTCGAGGGGCAGATGACCCTGGCCAGGGGGTCGGTGCAGACCTTCACCACGGTGGTGGGCCAGGACATGGCTCTGGCGCTCCGGCCCGCTGTCGAGGGCTTCATCAAAGTGATCAACCGGATGATCGAGAGCTGGCAGGCGTTGCCTGATTCGACCAAGGCAGGCATCGCCAACTTCATCCGGATCGCCGGTGTGACCATGGTTGCTGGGGGCGCCATGATCTTCCTCTCCGGCGCGATCCCGCTGCTCCTGCGTGGGCTTGGTGCGCTCCGTGCAGTGGCTCTCGTGACTGCGGGTTCCCTCCTGCGGATCGCTGCTCCGATCGCCGTCGTGGTCGGGGCTGCACTCCTGATCAAGAAAGCGTACGAGGAAAACCTCGGTGGCTTCGCCGATTGGATCGACGGCGTTGTGGGCCGGGTGCGCCTGGCCTGGGACGGGCTGGTGCAGCTCTTCACACAGGGAGGGTTCTCTGGGGCCATTCGGGAGGAGCTGGGCAAGGCAGAGAATGCCGGGATCAAGCAGTTTGTGATCGGCGTGGGGATGCTGGCCACTCGCTTCCGTGCTATGTGGGATGGGGCGATGGAGGGGATGGCCTCGGCGTGGGAAGCGGCAAGGCCTTCGCTGGTCGCTTTCGGGAATGCTTTCGGTGGAGTGCTGGATGCCGTCGAGCGGGTGTTCACTGCCCTGGTGGGTGGGCGCAGCGCCGTCACCAGCAGTAGCGCGTCCTGGAAGAGCTTCGGCAAGACGATCATGGAGACGGTGGGGAAGGCGTTCAACTTCATCGCCGATTCCGCTGCGTTCATGTGGGGCCTGGTCGAGCAGATTTTCAATGGGATGGCCTCTGTCTTTGAGGGCATGGGGAGCCCGATCGATGATCTGGTGAGTGGGTTCGGACATATCTGGGGTGCGGTGGAGGGCGTGGTCGGGATCTTTGACAGCCTGCTTAGTGGGACAGGAAGCCTCAAGGAAACCCTCAGCGGCCTGGCAAGCTTCCTTGGGAAGGTCGTGGGGGTCGCTGTGAAGGGCATCGCCATTGCCTTCGACACGGTGGCCGCTGGGATCGAGGGCGTCATCGGGTTCGTCAAGGGCGTGATCAACTACTTCAAGAAGTTGAAGGACGCCATCTGGAAGGACTTCCCAGGGGTCGCAAAATTCTTCGACGAGACCCTGCCCGCGGCGTTCAAGAAGATGTACGAGTGGTTGCAGGAGTGGGTGATCGAGCCGATCGTCAGCTTCGGCCAGGAGGTGGCCAGGGTCTTCAAGGCTGCCATCGACAAGATTTCCAAGGTCGTGGCCGGGATCATCATGAAGATGCCCGCCAGTTACCTCCCCGACGAACTGGTGGAGTGGGCGAAGGCCAACCGGGCGATCGAGAGCACGCCCGAGTACAACTGGTGGAAGGACGTATATATGGGGAAGTATGCCCCCGAGGGTTCGATAAAAACCACCAAGGAACAGGGGGCCGAATTCGCGAGCACCGTAACTGCGATGAGAGCCGATCCTGCGATGGCGCGCCTGGTCGAACTTCTCGATGCGCAGGCTGAAGCCAAGGGGCTGGAGATTGGCAAATCAGAGATCGTCATCAAGGTGGGCGAGGAAGAGCTGGCCAGGGTCAGTGCATCCATCGACAGGAGTGGTCGCATGCGGAACCTTGAGCAAGAACCCCTCGGTGCGGAGTAGCAGCGATGCCTACGATTGAGGAGCAGGAATCCGTCATCCAGCAGGCAGTCCTCGAGGCGATGGGGATGACGTTCAAAACGACGGCCAACGTGAAGCCGAAGCTCCTGCTGGTGGACATGGCCAGTGGGGACGAGTTCGAGGTGCCGTTCAACCCGACCGAGTTGGTGACGACGGTGGTAGCGAAGTGGGCGAAGCTCCTGCCCATCGGACACACCACAAGCCGGATGCACTACGAGGGGACCGAGAGTCCGTCCTTCCCCATCGATTTGCTGCTCTGGCTGAAGGCTGTCGAGAACGAACCTGGTAGCGGATTCTTGCGAGATATCCAGGAGATCCAGCGATTCCTGTTGAGCCTGGTGTACCCAGCCGAGATGGCGTCGACGGTCCACTCGAGCGCCCCCCCGCGGGTGCTGGTGATCTGGCCGAACGAGGTCAGCATGGTCGTGCGGGTCGAGCGGGTGGTGATCAGGCGGATCCAGTTCCGAAACACAGACCTTCGATCGATGGTCTCAAGGGCTCAGATGCAGGTCACCGGGATCCGTGGCAGCCGGGTCTCTTCTGAGGAGGTCCGCGAGACGGGTCTGCTGTGGCCGGGGGAGGTTGCGTTCTGATGGGACCTCGAGCATGGAGCCGCTACATCGGGTACCGCGCTCGCATCATCACAGATCCGAAGCGCGGGGACATCAGATACCTTGATCTCCCTGATCCTGTTGGGTACCGGGACCTGCCAGGCACCCGTGTGATCCCGGTCAGAGGTGGGGAGACATGGTACCAGCTCGCCGCTCGATCGTTCCCCGACTATCCTCGGGGGGGAACGGTCCTCGTCTGGTTGCTGATGGATTTTCAGCCGACGCCCGCGGTGGATCCGGTCGAACTGATCGAGGCAAGCCGAGTGGTCTACGCCCCCGCTGAGGATGCTGTCCCCGACCTGATGCGGAGCCGGCAGACCGTGAGCATCGCTGGGATCTAGTGAACCCTGACGCCCCCATCCTCGTGATCCGGGCCGTCCGCCGTTCCGGCGAGACGGAGGCGTTCCCGTTGCCGCTACTAGACTTCCGAGTCGAGGACGACGAGCGCAAGGTGGACACTGCCAAGTTCGTCATCGACAACGGGGACCTCCGTTGCTTCGCTCCGCCTCTCTCTAAGTGGTTGGTGCAGGGGATGATCCTCGGTTGCCGGTGGGGCTACCCCGGGCGGCTCAGTCGGGAGTGGCACTTCGAGTTGAAGAAGGTCACTGGGTTCAAGCGCTTGAGTCTGGAGCTGCTCGGCAGGAAGATCCTGGCCCACGCTGATACGAAGACGCGCACCTGGGAGGGCATCCGGCGCTCCGACGTGGTGGCCCAGATCGCCGACGAGCTTGGGTACTCATTCTCGATGCAGGATATCCAGAAGACAGACGAGGTCTTCGATCACGTCGTGCAGGCCCGGATGACCGACGCCCAGTTTTTGACTTGGTTGGCCAGGCGGGAGGGGTTCGAGTTCTGGATGGACCCCGATGGTATCCACTGGAAGCCGCGCCCGGCAGACAAGGATCCCGTCGATGTGTACGTCTACCACATCGGTGGGAGCAATGCGCGGGTGCTGAGTTTTGCTCCCGAGTCCGACGTGTCCACCATCCCGGCCCGGGTCCGGGTGCGGACCTACGACCCGCGGACCAGGGAGGTGATCGAGGAGGTCGCTGACAACGAAACAGTGACGGACCTCCCTACCACCGGGGGCTACTCTCCCGTGGGCTACGACGGGGACGTCGACGACAGCGAGTTCGTCACCGAGAATCAACTCGCGCTGCGGGAGCTCCCGGAGGCGATCATCGATGTCCTGCACGACGCGTACGGAGTGACCCTTGCTCCGTCCACCTCGGCGGCACCGACACCAACGCTGCTTGAGGAGGTCGATCTCGAGACCGGTGAGACGACCACTACCCTCAAGGGCGGTGCAAAACTCACAGAGGAGGTCGACCGAGCTACCCAGGAACGCGTGATTGCCTTGCCCATGGGGTCCAGGACCGAGGCCCGCAGGATCGCCAGGGCAGCGTACCAGGAGGCCCGCCGGCAGGTGGTGAAGGCCACGCTCACGATCATCGGCGAACCGGAGCGGGAGGCCCGGCAGGTGATCGGACTCCATGTCCCTGGCGTGCCGATGTTTTCCGGGAAGTATTATGTGGAGAATTGCGTCCATCACCGGAAGGGCGGAGGCGGATACAAGACAATCCTGAAGCTCAATTCCGACGGCCTCAAGCGGGCGGCCGGACCAGCGAAGGTGAAGACCGCCGGGAAGGAGTCTAGCACCGGCGACGAATTTATGGGGCCGCCGACTCCGGAGGGGACTGCGTACAATATTGGCGAGCAGACCGGGCAGTCAGCGAACCCAGGTGTCGAGGAGTTCGAGGCTGTTGATTTCGAGAGCGGCCAGACCGTGACGGAGTATAGGCAAAAGTGATGGCAGGCGGAATGCACAACGAGCACTTGGCGGGGATGAAGGTCGGCGAGGTCTGGAGCGTCGACGATCCCGATAAGCAGAAGCGGGTGCAGGTGTTCCTCCCCGGGATCGCCGAGCCAACTGGCTGGGCGCGGCCACTCGGGTTCGGTGGGCGGAAGCGTGGGCAGGCGTGGAACCTGAAAGAGGGGGACGTAGTTGCAGTCTGGTTCGCCGGAAACAACCCTGACTACCCTTGGTACATGCCTGCTGGATTCGGCGACGACGATCTCCCGGACGAGGCCATGGATGGGTACCCGGAGGTGCAGGTTTTCAAATGGGACTCGTTCGTCCTGATCGTGGACGAGAGGACCGACTCCCCGCGGGCAACGCTTCGGTCCACCGACGGAACTGAGATCCTGGACATGGACGGGAAGGCAGGCACCGTGAGGCTCTCTGGGATCACGAAGTTGCTCCTGGATTCTGTGGGGCAGATTGACATCGACGCTCCGCTCGTGACAATCCGGGGACGCCCGGTCGCCGCCGGGACCGACCCCATCTAGGGGTTGTGCGAGGGCCGTGTGTTCCTGTAGGATTGCGTCTGAGGTGATAAGAATGGCTGGTCAACTCGTAGTACTGAGGATGCCGTTTCGGGCTCACGGGAAGGGATGGGCTCAGACCAGGACTGCCACAACCATCATTCAGCAGGCAATCCGTCGGGTGACGAACACGCGTTGCAGTACACCTCGCAGCGTCGGAGAGACCCCCTGGGATCCGACACGCGGGACGAAGACGCATCTTCTGAAGCACCGGCGGGGTCGTTCCATCGCCACCGCGGAACTCGCACAGCACTACATCCTGGACGCCCTCGATCGCGACCTTCCAGGGGTTCGGATCCGATCGTCGTATCGCACCACCGGGCCGTCCTTTTTCATCACCATCCGGTGGGCGGTCGGCGCGGCGCTGGCGCGAGTGATGACCGGGGCCCCCGTGGAGCGCACCCTAAACGGCGAGTTCGAGTTGGAGGTTTGACCGATGCCACAGCCAACCCCGCTCTATGTCCCTGATCCGTTTCCGGACTTCACGAGCCTGGACTACGACTCCATGCGGGCCAGGATTATGGCGCTCGTCCAGCAGGCGTTTCCGAATCTGGCTCTGATCCCCGGGATCGAGACCCTGATCCTTGAGGCGATGTTCCACGCGGGCGAGATCGTCGTCTGCCGGACGGACAACGAAAGCCTGGAGTCGAAGTACGCGACGGCGCGTCTGCGGAGGTCCATCGTGGCGAAGGCAGGGGCGATCGGCTTCGCTCTCCCCGGGGCGTCGGCGGCCATTACCACGCTGCAATTTTCCATCAAGGGCGGGGGGACGCACGCGAAGGACATCCTGATTCCCGCAGGGACGAAAGTCCGGACCGCGGGCCTGACCGATCCGTTGACATTCTCGACGACCGCAGACGCCACCTTGATCGCCGGGAATTCGACCGTTGATGTGGCAGCGTCCCACAGCGTCTTGCACACGGCGAACTACACGTCCACGGGCCGGGCCTGGCAGCAGATCGAGCTTCCCAACACTCCCTACCTCGATGACTCCGAAACGGTCATCGCCGGGAACGGGGCATTCACGAGGACCTCGGCCCTGGCACTGGCGATCAGCTCGGACCTCTACTTCACCCGGAAGGTGGACGCGAACGGCAAGGCGAGGATGCTCTTCGGGAACGACATCACCGGAGCGATTCCCACCGGGAACATCGCCGTCTCCTACCGCACCGGTGGCGGGAGCGACGGGAACCAGGTGGTCGCCGGGATGCTCACGAGGCTGGTGGACTCCATCGCTGACGTGGATTCGACGCCGGTGCGGCTCGCTGTCACCAACACCACGGACGCCGACGGCGGCGGGAACATGATGTCCAAAGAGATGGGCAAGGCACTGATTCCGCTCTACGCCACGGCGCTGACCCGCTGCGTGGGGCGCGAGGACTACGAGGTGAACGCGCTTCGGATGCCGACGGTGGGCCGGGTCTTCATGGCTGTCTCGGACATCGATTCGACGGTTGACGAGAACTCCGGGATCCTCTACATCATGCCCAACTCGACAGAGGCAGAGACAGCTTCTGCTGTGCTGATTTTGCAGGCCTACACCTACCTCGAAGACAACTATCCATGGCCCGCCACCTTCGATTTCCAGGTGCAGGCTGCGATTTTCAAGACGGTGGACATCACTGCCCGGGTGTGGTTGCACCAGGGCACCACTCCCTCTGTGGCGCGGGCCAATATTCTGGCTGCGCTGCAGGCGCTCTTCCGGCCGAACGACTCGGACGGGACGGTGAACGACGCGATCAACTTCGGGTACTACTACCTCGACGTGGATGGAGATCCCGATCCTGCTCTCACATGGGGAGACATCTACACCACGGTGAAGCTCGCCTCTGGGGTCCGCAAGGTCGAGGAGGACGACTTCATTCCCATCGACGACGTGGTCCTGACACTGCGCGAGTTCCCGAAGCTCGGAACGCTGACGCTCATCGATGGCGACACAGGGCTGGCGATTTGATGGCTGTCCTCAACGGCGACTGGAGCGTGGGCGGGCCCGGTCCCGGGGACGCCGACGCGTGGGTGCTCTCGGGGATTCCCAAAGGCGAGTACTGCGCTGAGTACACCGAGACGGACCCGCCGGTCGCCGGGGATCTTGTCGTGACTTGCCGGGACACATTCTCAGTTGAGGCAGTGGCTGATCCGATGCTGTCTGAATTGGCTGAGTACACTCAAAACGATCACGATGATCCGGACGACCGAGTCGAGGACTTCGAGGCCGAGTGGCCGGCCGGCGCGTGGTTCTATGATAACCTGGTGGGGATCGAGGGAGCGGAGTACGTGGATGAGGTTCTCGGCGGGACGCAGCCCGTGGAGGACTTCGAACTGGTACCGAGTGGGTTCGCTATTGCCGGTGCTCTCTACGCGGACGACGTCTTCGGTGGCACGCAGATCTACGAGGACTTCGAGCGAATTGCTGACGGCAGCATATTCCCCGCGACCAGTGCGATCTACGAAGGACCCTCCCTGTGGGAGAGCTTCAATATCCTGACCTTCTGGACCGATCCGGAAGATCAGATGACAACGATGTAGGGGGACGCCATGGGTGCAGCAGATTGGACAGTCTTCACGAACAGTTTGGATCCGGCGGTCTTGGATCGCGGGGCCACAGCGGGCTTCACTCCTCCGGCTGGTGGCGGGAGCTACGTCTACGGGTTCAACAGCCTCCAGATTGTCTCGGGAGCGTCCGCGCTCTTCACCAACCTGGTGAACTTCGCGCCGCACATAAACGGGTGTCGCCTCAACGGGGCGCTCCTGCGGCACACCTCTGGCGGGACGATCGGATTTTCGACGTTCTTGATTGCCTGTGCGCAGGGCCCGGACATAGCGGACAACGCGTATCTCTTTGGCCTCAGCGACAGCAATCCGGCGAAGATCATCTTGGCCAAAGGGGCCATCATCACAGGGGTTCCGGAGCCCGCCGATCCGAAGGTCATGCGGGTCAGCGACGAGTCTGTGGCGATAGCCACCTGGGCTCACCTGCGTATCGACATTATCCGGCAGCCAAACGACGACGTGCTCCTGAAGATGTGGAAGAACGATCTGACGGTCAACGACGTCGGTGTTCCGGTGTGGGAGGTCATCCCGGGCATGGCAGATTTCATCGACGACAATCTCGGCATTGCCACCGGCAGCGCGCCGTTCACCTCTGGTCGATCTGGCTACGGATTCGCCGCGACCGACGTGACCCGTCGTGGCGCCGTGGACCACGTGCAACTCTACCGCCAGCTCTAGGAGGACCCAGTGGCGCAGCCAGGCCCCCTCGCAGCCAAGGGCATCCTCCAGGGGCGTATTGCCGCTGCTTCGGCAGGATGGCCTGTGCGCTCTGGTACGGGGCCAGACGGTGCGTTCGTGAGCCAGGCGGGGAGCGAGTTCGTGATGGTGCTTGGGAGCCGTCGGGTAGCGGTGGACGTTGTGGCCGCATTCGCTGGGGAGGTCGTTCAGGTTGAGCAGACAGCGGACCTGTCCGATACCGAGGTCATCACCTTCGGGTACCATTTTCAGCAGGCGCCTGTGAACGCGGACGGGCTCTACTGGACCCTGGTTGTCCTTCTGGATTCGGTGGAGCGGTATCGGCACCAGCCAGCGCCCGGGACGGAGGCGTTCTTCACCCGCCGGCAGATCTACGTCGAGGACCTGGCCGGCGACCACGATATCACCATGCGCCTGCAACTCGAAGGATAAGATCCAATGGCGAACCCTCTTCTCACCTCAGCGTCTCACGAGGCAGCTACCGACACAGTAGCGGTTGTCTTCGACCAGGTGATGGAGATGCAGGGGGACCACTCGGTCCTCATCCCGTCGATGTGGCGTCTCCTTGTACAGGCGACTGGGCTGCCGGTGTCTGGGCTGACGATTATCGGCGTAGGGGAAGACCCAGCTTTCGGCGATGGGATGCACTTCCGGATCTCGTTCGTTGGCTCTCTCGCTGCGACGGTGGGGTACACCGCTGAGGCGAGCGGATCGATCTGGAGCGACGCCGGCGACCCCGTCAACGGGGGGGTAACTGATACGGAGAACTTCCTCGGGGTGGTTCTCGACGCTGCGGAGGACCACTACCTGCCGTCCCTGTATCTTGGGCGGCTGACCAACTCGAACCCAGGTGCGGCTTCACCGGTGATCCTCAACGAGGTCCCGGAGGAGAACTCACCGTTTGCGGACAAGGACGGATGGATCTCCTTCGAGGCCTTCCACCTGACCGGGATCTCTCTCCCGGGTGCAGTGATCACGGCGAACGGCTCCATTGCTTTCACAGGCTCCGCATGGCAGGCGGGATGGGAAGGCTATCTCGACACCCTCCCCGGGCCAGGTGTTCGGTTCAACTTTCATCGGCTGGTGGAGTTCGATCCCGCCGAGGTCGTGGAGGTGGTCGTCGAGATCCTTCCGACCGGCGTTGGTGGCGCTACCAACACCTCCTGGAAGTTCCAGATCGCTGAGGAGACCGCGCCGATCCCGCTGTCGGCTTCTGCCGATGATCTCCGATCGGTACGCGTGACGATGTCTGAGGCGGTGCTCTCCGAGGACCCGATCGGCGCAACCGACGCTCTCAACCCTACGAACTGGATCATTACCGGGGTGCCGCAACTCCGGTCGGACCGATATGTGCCAGCTCGGGTTTTAGACATCGTCGGGGTGACCAAGATCAGCAGTACGGTCTTCGTGCTCGCCCTGGACGACTACCTCTCGCCGGACGGGCTCTACGTGTTGCACCTTGAGAACGTAGTGGACCTTGCGTATCCGATTCCCAACGTGGTTATCCCGGGCGATCCCGCTGCAGTGCCCGATGAGTTGGTGAGCGAGGACCCGGTTCTGATTGGCCTCCAGGATGGGCAGGTGCAGTTCACCGCGGCCGGGAGGCGTCCGCGCTACAACCTGTTCATGCGGGCTGCCACAGCGGATGACCGCCGGCAGGACCTATCCGGGGACCTGCGACGGATCCTCGGGGTGCAGCAGGACACCCTGGATCTTGGGCTGATGCTCGCCGATTCGTTTCCGGAGGTCCTCGAGAATCCGGACACGGCTCCCGAGGAGTGGCTGGATCTGATCCTCGCCGATATGGGGAATCCGTTCCATTGGCTCGACCTGGACGTGGGCAAGAAGCGCGTGCTGGCAGTGAACCTTTGGTTCTTCTTCTCCCTCAAGGGGACGGCGGAAGGGATCGAGGCAGCGGTCCGGTTCCTCTTCGACCTGACCCCCGTGACGGTGGTCCCGGCGCTGCTGACGACGTTGACCCTCGGGGAGTTCGGTGGGGACGCAGGTGTCGGCGACGGGTCGGAGTTGGGAACGGAGGAGTGGATCCTGGGGCCGAGCGCTCTCTATGGGAAGTTCTCCTTCGACCTCGAGGTCCCTGTCGTCCTGGACGCTGAGACGAAATCGAAGGTGCGCATGGTGGTGGAATGGATGAAGCGCGCCGAGGAACATTTCGAGAACTTCATTGAGCCAGCGGTTCCCGAGGATGTGGACCACTGGGAAATTGGAATGTCAGAGCTAGACGTGGAAACTGATCTCCACTAGAATTTGAGGCGGGAGGGAAGCATGCGACTTTATGATTGGTTCTATCGGCAGCGGGTCACCGAGGGCGAGATGGACGCAGGATTCGGCGCGGTCAACACTGCGCTCTTGGCCATGCGGACCACGCAGATCGAGGGTGTCTGGATGGGTGCATTGTGGGGTGACCCTCCCCAGGGTGCTCCGCCGGTTCCGCAGGAGCATGCTCCGCAAAATATGACCGTGGACATCCCGGGCCCCCTGCGCGCGTGGGACTCCCTCGGGAATCTTCTGTTCGATCCGACGATTGCGATCAATGTCGATTGCAGCGCGGATTACCAGGGGCTACCCACAGCGGTCCTCCTGGACGTGAACGAGAAGCTGGTGACGATTTGCGTTGCGTTCGACTGGGTTCTTTCGGATCCCAGGGTAGACGGCAACGGCGACACGGTCTATTTCCAGAAGGACCCGTCTGTGGTCTATGAGGTGTACCAGGGGGCGGAAGCACTTATCGGTGCGGCGGTTGCGCCTGCCATTCCTGCTGATCGCGTTATCCTCTGCGACGTCATGCTGAACTGGAACGATCTCACGATTGCCAACGCGGATATCGATACGGATCGCTTGCAGATCGTGCGGAAGAACTACGACCAAAGTACGACGCTGGCGAATAACGGGGTGTACACCAATTTCCCAACGACGGGATTCAGCGCTGCATCTGGCCCAACGGTCGGCAATGCTTTGGACGAGATCGATGGCTGGATGACTGGGCACCTGGACGGGACCGGCCCCCACCACGATTCGGACGACATCGACTTCGACAACGTGGTCTCCGGGCTGGCGGCGACGGATGTGAAGGGCGCCCTGGACGAGATCGACAATACGGTGGATGGGCTGGTGTCCGGTGCCGCAATGTGGGATACCGACGTGCGGTTCTCCGGCCTGATGGTGGACCCCAGCACAAACCAGGCCCCGGTGAATGGGGAGATCCAGTTGTGGGATACGGCTGGGCAGTTGTACTTGCGAGGGGACGACGGCGCTGCGGCCACGGACTACTCCACCCTGCTATTCTCGCCTTTGGCGGACGGTGGGCTGCTTTTGACGCAGGCGGACAACGCGGCGAACAACGGAATCTTCTTCGATGTCCAGGCGAATTCGGACGCGTATGCTGGATTGGTCCACAATCTATTCGACGACGGTGGTACCCCGTCTGGCCTGTCTTGCTACGTGGGTACCCCCGTGGATCTTTCCGTGGCCCTATATGCGGAGACGGCAAAAGGGCTGGCGATCAACGCGTTCTTTGGCGGGCTGAACGCCAGCGATCCATTCGGTGTCAAGGTGCAAAACCGGGGGGCGGATTCGGCCAGCTCCAGTTGGGGGGTGTCCGTTTCGGATAAGTCCGGGTTCGCTGAGAATCCGGCCAAGGGCCACGGTTTTCACGCCTTCACGAGGAGTGCCCAGTACGGTACTGCGTCCTACGGCGCGTGGTTGGAGAACAACGACGCGGGAGCGAACGGGTACCAGACCCTGCATTTGCTGCCAAAGGACGGCCTGGGGATCTATTCCCGGCAGGACGGTGGCTATTTCTTCGACGTGGCGATTGACGGCGCAGGGGCCCTCGGTGGGTTGGTGGCTGGCACCGGCCCGGTCGGTGGACTGTCGATCATTACTGTGGACGGTACCACGTATGGCCTCAATCTTTATCCAGACGATCCCCTGGACACCTTCACTGCCCTGCTGCGGATGGCGCAGACTGCGACCGGGTTGCTCCTGTCCGGCCTGATGGATCCGGCGCAGGATTCGATCGAGTTGACGAGCAGTGCCGTTGTTGGAGATTCAGCGAAGGCCGGGATCAAGGTCGATTATACGCTGGCTACGACCAACGATCCGGTGCCGTTCTGGGGGGTCTGTCGCACGCATGCGGGGTACGCGTTCTACGCGGAGAAAGGCGCGTATGCGATGCAGTCCCCTATCGACACCGACGTGTTTACTTGGGGCGCCCATGACGCAGCGACGTGGGATGACCAGTATTGGAATGCCTTGCTGACCGGAGCTCCTACTGGGATTGCATGCGACTACGTGAAATTGGCAAAGGATCTGGAGATTCCGGCGTCTGTCTTGCAGCGCAACCACGTGACGAAGCGTCGGATAGCCACTGCCTGGGCTCAGGTCGCAGATACCGGGGCGCTGGTTGGCGGGCACTTCAATGTGCTAAGTGTGACCAGGACGGCGGTGGGCGTGTACGAGATTCTCCTGGACATCGACGGGACACCCACGGGGCGATCCGTCCAGGTGACTACTAGCACCCGCGGTACCGCGACTGAAATGTTCTCCGCTTCGGTGGTGAACCCGCTTGCGAGTCCGATCGTGGTCAAAATTCAGAGCGTGCTTGATTCTGGTGGTGGAAGCTGCGCGGTGGCGCTGATCAACGAGGATTTCACTTTTACCGTGTTCCAGGACCGATAGTCTGACCAGGAAGGTGCGCCCATGCGATCACGGATGGGACAGCAACGCAGCAGCAGCGGGAGAAGCGGACGTGGACCTTCAGGAGATCAGGCAATTCTTTCAGACGGTGGGGTTCCCGGCAGCGGTGGCGATCTACCTGCTGTGGCGAGTGCAGCCCCTGCTCCAGAAATTGATCGACGTGAGCCAGCGCACCTTGGCAGTGGTGGAGATCATGGCCACGCTGAAGTGCGCGAAGGACGATCCGGTGGCACTGGAACGGATCCGGCGGATTGCCGCTGGTGAGAAGGAGGGGCCCTGATGGGAACGATCTTGTATTTCGTCCTCTTCGGGGCACTGGTGTTCGTGGTGGAATTCAGGCATACCAGGATGCGGTCCACCTGGGATGATCTGGCTGACATGCTGGGGCGAGCTGAGTCAATGGAGATAGAGGCGTGGGTGCCGACGTCGGTGCCCATTGGTAGCGGTAGAGAACAACGGAGGGAGATCATGCGACGATTAGGAATGACGATGGTGATCCTGGTGGGCCTGGTGCTGTGGCACGCGTTCGTGGTGCCGCCTGTGCGCGGCGAGGACGTGACCACTGCGGCGGTGACGGAGTCCCCGGAAGAGGCGGCGGAGATCCGTGGCCTGGCGAATCTGCTGTCCGGCGATGCGGCGGCTGCGGAGCGGGAGTTGGAGGTGCCTGGCGATTGCTGGGCGATCAGTGCAGGGGCCGAAGTTCCGGAAGCCTGCCCGCCGGGAGTTCCTGCTGGTACTCTGATTGACGCAAGCCTGGAAGAGACGGCTGGGGTTGTAACTCTGGAAGATGACCCGCCTGACGATGTGCCGGACGAGGCCATGCCGATCGGTGAGACCGCCTTGAATGAGGACATCCCCGACGACTCAATCCCACCGATATCCGAACAGCCTACAGCGACAATGGAGGAGGAGCTCCCCGCTGCCGAGGTAGACCCCGATTCGGATGCTGACATGAAGGAGGTCATGGACGCTACTGGCGTGCTGATCCAAGCCATCAAGGACAAGGACGCACTGGCGATTACGCTGGGGATCTTCCTGATTCTGTTTGCTGTGTTCCGTCTGCGTCCTGTGCGTGACAGTCTGGGCCAGTGGATCCCGGAGAAGTGGTACCGGGTGATTCCGATCGGGCTGGCTGTGGTCCTGGGGATCCTGGTGGCGATTGCGGCCGGAGGCGATCCCCTGGGGTCCGTGGTGAAGGGCCTGGCTGGTGGTGGTGGGATCGCGGTGATCTACGCGGCGATCGTGGCCGCGTCAAAGAAGAAGGCTGCCAGCGATGCGTGAGCAGTTTCACCTGGCCGCGTCTGCCGGGCAAGTGGGGACCACGGTTGCGATCGTGATCCTGTCCCTGTTCGTGCTGGGGCTTGTGGTCCTGGTGATCGTGATGGCTGTGCGGGCACGCCGGGCAGCCTACCAGGAGTACCTGGCCAGGAAGGGGCGGGTTGCCGCGGAGGACAAGGCGGCCGGCGCGAGGGCGGAAGCCGACGCGGCGAAGATGCCAGCCGAGGATCTGTTGGACGCGGTGAGTGACAACCTGAACGGACCCGCCGGTGCGATCGCATTCGTTTTGGGTGCCACGGTTGCAGCGCTGGTGGCACTGAGCGCCGTTCCAGCCTGGGCTGCCCTCCCGTCCCCGGTGGACCCGGAAGCCGTTACGGAGGCAGCCACGGCCCCGGTGGTCCCTGACGAAGTGGAGACCCCTGTTGATTACTTCCCCCCGTACCTGTTGCGGGGCGGGGAGACGGTAGATCCAGCGGAGGTCTTCGGGTTCCACCGTTACGACGTGGAGAAAATCTACGCAGGGCAGGAACGCCTGAAGTCCTGCCGGAAGAACCTGGACGAATGCCTGGACATTGAGCCCCCGCCGAACCCGATCGTGGGGTTCCGGTGGGGGTGGCTGGAGACTGCGGTGGGTGTCGCTGCCGGTGCGGCCCTGACCGTTGGCGTCATCTTCGCTGTTCAGGCGGGTACCAAGTAGCTTTCCCCTCTCTTTCTTCCTCGATTGAATCCTGAATTCGACGATCAATCGACGAGCGCTCGACGAATTGTCTTGACTCTTCCTCGGTGGCGAATCTACAGTGCCCGTGGTTGGAGGCCAGCGCGATGACGCCCCGGATGGTGAGGGACCTTCCAGGGCGCCGGGCCTCGTAGACGAAGGGGATCGTCTTCGATGACCATCTTGTATCTCAATTCGCACATCGCTGTCAATAGAGGCCGGTCGTGACGGTTCGGATTCTGGTGGGGGATTGCATCGAACGGCTGCGCGAGCTACCTTCCAAGTCCGTCCATTGCTGCGTGACGAGCCCGCCTTATTGGAGATGCAGAGACTACGGGGTAGAGGGCCAGTGTGGCGCAGAGAATGACCCTGATGCCTACATCGCCAAGATGGTTGAGGTGTTCGATTATGTGCATCGGGTACTTGCCGACGACGGATCCCTGTGGCTCAACATAGGCGAAAAGTGGTCTTCTGGCGGCTGCGGTGGTGGAGGCAAGCTCAAAGGCCGGAAGGCATGGGGCGGCATTGTAGACAATCTCGGGTGGCGCAAAGCCCCTGACGGCTACAAGGACAAGGACGTGACGCTGCTCCCGTCCAAGGTCTTCGATGCTCTGCGTCAGGCTGGATGGTATCTGCGGATCGTGATTGCATGGGACAAGAAGCGGAGCGCTGAACCAGCCAGGCCCGACAGGGTGAGCCAGTCCCATGAGTACGTCGCCCACCTGGTCAAATCGAAGAAATACTATTGGCCCGAAGAGGTCAAGGAATCGTGGCGATACAAATCATGCTGGCAGATATGCCCCGATGGGACTGCTCTGCATCCGGCGATGATGCCAGCCGAGCTGGCGCGACGGTGCATTGAGTTGGGTTGTCCTCCTGGCGGCACCGTCCTTGACCCATTCTTCGGAGCCGGGACCACGGGCCTTGTTGCAGACAAGCTGGGTCGCGATTGTATCGGGATCGAACTGAATCCAAAGTACGCAGAGATGGGCCGGGATCGGATCAACGGCGAGGCGCCGCTTTTCTCCCCGGCGATGATCGTAGAGGAGGACAAATGAGACTGACGAAGGAGATCCTGGCCCGCGCGGCTGAGTGCCCCCGGGCTGCCGCGTTCCTGGCAGAAGGAAAGGTCCGCACCGAGGAGACGGCAGCGGAGTGGATGAACCATGTCTTCCGGGAGGTGCGTGACGTGCTCCTGGACGCGGCCCAGGAGATCCTGAATGAGGGTCCTCCGGTCTGGGTGGCATTCGGTGACGAGATGGACCACCGCCTGAATGTGGAACTGCGGACGTTCTTCGACGGAGACGGGATGCGCCCGCGGCCCGGGGGATCGATCCGGAACCTCTCTGGCCGCGGTGTCGAGCGGGACGTCGGGACTGTCCACGGGGTCCTTCGTCAAATGCTCGAGAACCTTGTCTTGCAGGTGATGGGGATCGCCAAGCGCCACCCTGGGAAAGTGAAGTTCGGTGGGCCTTTCGAGTTCCAGGCCACGACCATGGGGACTGGGTGCTGGTACGAAGGGATCGTACACGCGGTGGCAGAGGACACGAGGGACCTCTACCTCTTCGAGCCCATCGGTCGGCGCGGTAACGAGGCGATGATAGTCGAGGGCTTCGGTGCCGTCCTCGAGGCGGGCTTCTTCGACTGCCAGAGCATTCACGGGATCGGGATCCTGCGTACGCTCGAGGACGGTGCAGCGGAGGTCGATCGGACGGTGTCGCTAGAAGAGCAGGTGAGTGCGAGAGGATCGGCTGGTTGGTTCCAGGGCGCCATCATGCGACAAGTCCGGAGCTTCCGGTGCCAGACAGCGTTCGGGAAGTGTGAGTACCAGGGGATCTGTCGCGGGGTCGAGAGCTGCGTGGACGGTGCCCCCAAAATTATCACCATCAAGGAGGACTGAGCCATGGCCGACGACAAGAAGACAACCCAGGATCCCGGGCGCGAGATGGTGCCCGCTGGTCAGACCCGGACGGCAGTGGTGCCTGCGGAGGTGGTCGAGGCCATGAGCCTCGTGAAGCAGGGGATGGAGGGGGGACACAACGTCCTCGTGACCCCGGCGATGCTGCAACGGTGTCCAGCGATGTTCACCCCCGCGGTGACCGCTGTCTCGGTGCCGTCCACCGACCCCCGGGACAATTGGGTTTACAAGATCCCAGGGGGCGGCGAGCTGGGCCTGTCGAAGCCCATGCTCCTGAAGCTGTCGGCGGCCTCCGGTGTGACATTCATCCCGGAGAAGAGCGGGCGCCTGGATGATTGGCTGAATCCACACTACTGCCGGTACCGAGTGGTCGGACAGATGACGACGTTCGACGGTACCCCCATAGAGATGATGGGGACGAAGGAGATAGACCTGCGAGACGAGTCGCCGCTGGTGCGGAACATGCATAGGGCCGCGCAGAAGACGGAGGACTACTACGCGAAGCAGGACAAACGCCAATCCAAGAAGGTCGACGCCTGGGAGCGGGTGTGGGCGACGCGGGAGCACATCGAATCCATGGCTGAGACGAAGGCGATGCTGCGGCTGATCCGTGCCCTCCTCGGGGTGAAGACTTCGTACGGAGCCGCCGAGTTGAAGAAGCCGTTCCTGGTGATGAAGATGGTCTTCTCCCCGCCGGACGACCCGGAGATCAACCGGATGATCGCGGCGAAGGCGCTAGGGATGACGGACCTCCTCTACGACGGCGGACGCGCAA